GGTTTTAAATGACTACAAAAAATAAAAAAAGGAAAACTTTCAAATTGATTACTAATTAACACGCAAGGTAGTAGTCGCCTTGCATTAAGTCACTCATCGAGTGGCTTTTTTAATTATTAAAAAGGTGGTGATGGAAAATTGAATGAAAGACAAAGACGATTCGCAGATGAGTACATCATCAGCGGGAATGCAACAGATGCAGCTATTAAGGCAGGGTATAGTGAAAAGACTGCTAGAAGTCAAGGACAAAGATTGTTGACAAAAGTTGACATTTCTGAATATATCAAAAAAAGAATGGATGAGATTCAGGACGAAAAAATCCTGACTCAAAAACAAATTCTTGTGATGTTGTCAGAGATTGCATCAGGTCAGGCAAAAGAGACAATTGTGGTCACGACAAAAGTAGCTGAGTTGATGACTGATCCCGTGACTGGTAAGTCTGTAAAAGTCTACAATGAAATCCCTCAACTTGTCGAATATCCAACAAAGAACAGCGATAGGAACAAAGCTTTGGAGTTACTAGGGAAACGACATCAAATGTGGACTGATAAAGTAGACATCAATGCAACGGTTACCGAGACTAAGAAGTTTGACGATATCGTCAGTCAGTTGGGCGGTGATGGACTTGACGAATAGCTTCCCTTTATCTCAAAAGTACATCGACTTTTGCAACAGCTTTAATAATGTTGATGCTGACTTTTTGGAAGGTACGACGGCCGCTGGAAAAACAACGGTTGGTGTTGGTGTCAAGTTTATGCGAGCAGTCAGCAGAAGTTCGAAGAAGTTTCACATCATTGCAGCAAAGACAGTTGGTGTAGCCGAAAAGAATATCATCAATCAGGATAACGGAATTTTAGACATCCATAAAACAGCCGTCTACTGTGGTAATGGTGATAAAGATTCGAAGATTCCTCACATCAAGTTTGAGGGGAAAATTATTTATGTACTGGGATATGACAACAAGGAAAAATGGAAGCTGGTTCTCGGTGGACAGTATGGATGTGTCTATATTGATGAGGTCAACACGGCTGACATTGAGTTTGTTCGTGAGTTGTCCACACGTAATGATTATTTGATGGCAACGCTCAATCCGGATAATCCTGATTTACCAGTCTACAAAGAGTTCATCAACAAGGCGAGACCGTATAAAAAGTACGCAGGCGATGTGCCGGAAGAAATTATGCGAGACCTATCAGAACCAGCTAACCCTAAATGGCGTTACTGGTTTTTTACGTTTAATGACAACCTGTCACTGACACCAGAAGCCATCCAGAAGAAAAAGGATGCTGCACCAGTTGGGACTAAGCTCTACAAAAATAAAATACTTGGTCTACGTGGCCGAGCAACAGGAATTGTCTTCGTTAACTTTGATAGTAAAAGACATGTGTTGAGTAAGTCTTTTGTAAAGAATACGGTCACGTTCCAGCGGTTCACAGCTGGACTAGATACAGCTTACTCAGCAAGCAGTCCGGATACAATTGCAATGATTTTCCAAGGGATATCAGATGACGGAAAGTTATACACGCTGGATGAGGAAGTCTACAACAACGCTGAACTTGATGTACCGATTGCACCATCTGATACTGTGGTCAAGTTTATCAATTTCCTAGAAAAGAATCGTGCTGAGTGGGGGTTGGCGCGTGATGTATTTGTTGATAGTGCGGACCAAGCAACAATTACAGAATTAAACAAATACAAGCGACAATACGGCTGTCTGTATATCTTTAACAATGCTTATAAGAAAACCAAAATTATTGACCGGATCAACTTCCAAATTGGTTGGTTAGCTCAAGGTTGCTACTATGTGTTAAGTCATTGTACGAATCATATCAAAGAGCTAAACACGTATGCGTGGAAAGAAGGAAAAGATGAGCCGGAAGATGCAAACGATCACACAATCAATGCGAATCAGTATGCATGGTTGCCATACAGGAAGATAATCGGAAGAAAGGAAAACTAAAGTGGGAATAATGGATATGATCAGAAGGAGTATGAGAAGCTTTCTCAAACTGGAACAGGCACAGCCAAATGTCATCACAATTACAGAGGCAATGACGTTTGAAGATAATGCAGCAAAGAACCAAATTTGGTATCGCGGTGACTCATACGAACTGGACCAGCTCTACAAGCAATTACCACATAGCAACATCAACTTTTGGGGAGCGACAAGTACTCCTGGTCAAGAAATTAGAAAGATTCACACAGGAATCCCTGGTCTTATCGTTGATAGGTTGGTAGATATCACGCTGCACGATATGAATGATTTAGACTTTGCCGAGGAAAAGCAAGGAAATTTGTGGGAAAAGATTGCTGAAGATAGCAACTTCCACGATCAACTGCAGGAGGCGATTAAAGATAGTCTTGTGATGGGTGATGGTGCTTTTCGCATTTCATTTGATCCGAAACTTACAGCATTGCCTATTGTTGAATGGGTTGGTGGAGATAGAATTGAAATCATCTACAACCGTGGAAGATTGAAAGAAGTTATTTTCCGCACGCACTTCACAGAACACAGACGGAGCTATTTGCTCGAGGAAATCTACGGATATGGCTCATTAACTTATAAGCTCTACAGGGGCGAAACTGAGCTAGATATGAGCGCGACAGAGTACACTGCTAACCTTGTCGATGTGGAGTTCGATAAATCCGTTATCTTGTGCTTGCCGTTTAAGATTTACACGTCACCTAAAGTAAAAGGCCGTGGTCAATCTATCTATGATCGTAAGACAGATGCTTTTGATAGCTTGGATGAGTCTTGGAGTCAGTGGATGGATGCTCTTCGTTCTGGACGATCACGAGAGTATATTCCTGAGAACTTACTTCCTAGAGATCCTTACACAGGCGAAATTAGTAAGGGCAATCCTTTTGACCATCGCTTTATTAAGGTTGAGACAGCAATGGGCGAGGATGCCAAAAACACAATCACATTGCAACAAGCTAATATTCCTCATGAAAGTTATTTGAGTACATACGTGACTGCGCTTGATTTAGCTTTACAAGGTATCATTAGCCCATCTACACTTGGTATTGATGTCAAGAAGCTGGATAATGCTGAGGCACAACGTGAGAAAGAAAAGGCAACTCTCTATACTCGCAATGCTATTGTGACAGCTCTGCAAGATTACCTGCCAAAGTTAATTAGTATGGTTTTGAATGCTGATAGTGTGCTTAAGAAAGAACCACTACAGAAAGTCAAGGTTGACGTGCCGTTTGGTGAGTATGCCAACCCTAGTTTTGAATCGCAGGTTGAAACAGTTTCTAAGGCTAAGACAGGTGGTATCATGTCGATTGAAGCGAGCGTTGAGGAGTTATACGGTGACTCAAAAGAACAGAAATGGAAAGACCAGGAAGTGGCAAGAATCAAAGCAGAGCAAGGTATGACAGAAGTCAACGTGCCATCATTGAATGAAGCTGCTAACGATTTTGAGATAGAGATGGAGGCTGAAGATGCTGAAAACGGTGACGATAGGACAGAGGATCTATCACATGAGTCAGAAGGAAGCGCAGGGACTTCTACAGGTGGCGAGCGATAATGTAGAGTTTGGTATATATGCTGTTGAAAAGAACAACAAGTTGGATATGCTCAACCTCAAAATGCCTAGTAAAACAGCTTTGAAAAGACAATTGAGAAGTTTTAAAGCGCAAGGTTTTAAGGTGTACTGCAATGGCTTATGATGTATCTAAAGCATTTGAGCGAATTGAAAACGATCTGCTTGATTCAATGATTAGAAATCTAGGAAGGCATAAGGCAGAGGAAATTGCTGAAGGTTTTGAATGGGAACAATGGCAGGTCACTCAATTGAAAGAGCTTGAACGATTTAAGCGAGCTAATGCCAAAAAATATAGCAAAGAGTTTGCCAATATCAATAGCAAGATTTCCACAGCTATACAAGAAGCCTATAGGCAAGGCATGGATGATGAGGAAATGTCTATCCTGGAAGCTATCAAGAACGGTTTTGAATTTAACAGTGGAAAAGATAACCTAGGGGCTTCATTTTTTGCTATCAACGAACGAAAGTTGAATGCGTTACTTAACTCGGTCGAGTATGATATGAAGACGGCAGAGCATGCTGTATTGCGGTATACAGATGACCAGTACAGGCGCATAATATTTGATGCTCAGGTAGCAGCTAACACAGGAGCTAAGACTTATGAGCAATCAGTAGATATGGCCACCAAAGATTTTCTAAGTCGGGGAATCACATCCATCCAGTACAGTAACGGCGCCATGGTCAATATCGTATCGTATGCTGACATGGCCATTCGGACAGCAACCAAAAGAGCCTACCTAATGGGTGAGGGAGTCAAGCGCCAGGAGTGGGGGATTCATACTGTTATCTTAAACAAGCGATCGAATGCATGTCCTCTGTGTATGCCTTTTGAAGGTAAAGTATTGATTGATGATGTCTGGTCAGGAGGCAGTGCGGATGATGGTCCATATCCATTGTTAAGTTCTGCAATGGCAGCTGGTTTGTATCACCCTAACTGCAAAGATAAGCATACAACTTACTTCCCTGGAGTCAGTAGCGAGCCAGAGAAAATATTTACAAATCAGGAATTGGACGACATCAAGGAAAGACAGTTACTGGACAACAAAGTTCAGCATGCTAAGCGACAGGAGAAACGCTTTAGCAGATTATCGCAGTTCAGTCTCGATGAAGACAATGTTCAGAAGTACACATTAAGGACGGAAGAATGGTCTAAACTTAAGTCTAATGCAGAAGAAAATCTGAAATACTTTGAAGCGGAAAAAGGATACAAATTATACCAAGAGTTTTCTCTCGAAAGTGATAGTGATTACAAGAAATTCATCAATCGTCAGAGATTGCCTAGAGATACTAGTGGCGTAGCTTCGAAGAAGATTGCTGCAGAGACACGACACACGTATATCGATGTGACTCGAAAAAAATTCAAGGGAGGTACAGAGCTTGGACAAGACTTGTTTGCAAGACTAGCCGACCAGTCGGCGATTGCAACTATTGCAGAAACAGGAGTTGTGAGATATGAATCTGGAAAACTCTTCCTGAACATGTATAAGGACGTAGACGACCCTCGCGGACCTGGTACTGGTTATTTCCATGAATTTGGTCACCAAATAGATGAGAAGCTGGGTTGGGAATTCACAAAGGATAAAAAAATACTGCAACTTCTGCGTAAAGACTTTATCAATTTATCTGACGAGACTATTTTCGAAGCAATCCATATCAACGATAAAGCATCTTCAGCATCTGATATATTAGGAGCGTTGAGTGAAGGTAGAATACAAGGTAAGTATTCGCACTCGCTCGTTTATTGGGAGAAAAAAGGAAATATAGAGAGTGAGTTTTTTGCGCATGTGTTTGAGGCACAATTTGATGATGAACGCAGAGAAATACTTGAAAAAACTTTTCCTGAGAGTTATAATTATGTTATAAATAAACTAAAGGAGAGGTAGTCATGCGGATTATCGAAAGCTATCTACGTGTAGCAGAAAAAGCAGATACATTCAGCGACATCTTTGGATATCGTTTAGTAGCCCCGATTTTTCCTGTAGCGGCTATCTATGGACCACAAGAAGAGAGTGATATCTTTGAAGCAAAACTAGATAAATGTATCAAAGATCAATACGATTATTTTGCAGATGAGTACGGCTATGATTCAGATGAGAAAAGACTTAGACTGCAACGTGAGAAGTATGTATTTTACGATTGTTAATATCACAGAGCGCCGATAAGGTGCTTTTTTCGTACTCAGAAAGGATTGAAAAAATGAAATACAGAAAGAAACCAGTAGTCATTGAGGCGGTTCGGTTCGTAAATACGGAAGAATCAATTTTGAAATTGTCAGAGTTAGGATTGGATCCAATTCGTGTAGATTATGCTGATTTGGATAATCCGGTTTTAAAGATAGAAACACTTGAAGGATTGATGATTGCAACAGAAGGTGATTACATCATCAAAGGCGTGCAAGGTGAATTTTATCCATGCAAGCCTGATATTTTTGCACAAACATATGAAAAAACGGAGGAATGAAATGTTAGAAAAAGCAAAACAATTGGCATCACAAGAATTTTCGCGCTTATCAGATCGTGAAATCAAAGCAGAAAACTGCTTTGTAGTTTGGTTTAGCAAGACCCTGCAAAATTGGAAAGCTCTTGTTAGTACGAACGCAATTACATCAAGCGAACCTTGTGGAAATTATGCAGAAATCACGCATAACGGAGACAAGAATGAGACTTATGTGGATGTTTACGCCAAGGTTTCAAATCGTGCCATTAAAGATTAGGAGGTGATCCAACATCTTGACTTGCAGGAATAGACTGCTATAAATTACTGTAAATTGCTATAAACCGCATCGAATTCGAGGCGGTTTTTCTTATGCTTGAAAGGAATAAAGATATGGAAGATTGGAAAGTAAGATTTAAAAAAGAATACTCTGAATTGAGAGAACGATTCAAAAAGTTGGATATGATGATTGGCAAATACGAGAAAGGACAGTTAGAGTTTGAACCTAAATGTCCTATTGATTTGTTAAAACGTCAGCGTTCAGTTATGTGGGATTATCTTTCTACTCTAGAGCAACGTGCGAAGATTGAAGAAATTAAACTATAAAACCTAACCGTATGGAATCCTGTACGGTTTTCTTTTTGTCCGAAGACTAAAAACTACGTGGAGACACCAGTGACAATAACTGAAATAGGGAGACACCCTTAAAACTGAAAGGAGAACGCTATGTTCAAACGCAAACTATTTTTCCATAATGCAGATACAGGAACTGGCTCTGCAGGTGGACAAGACACGTCAAGCCAAACTCAACCAGCTAGCACTCCTGAGATTGACTATGACAAAATCGCTAGCATTGTCGAAGGCAAGCAAAAGGTTGCTGAAGACACCGTGCTAAAAAATTACTTTAAGCAGCAAGGATTGAGTGGTGAAGAAATGGCTCAAGCTATTACTGCTTTTAAGTCGCAGAAAGCTGATGCAACACCAGACGTCACATCACTACAGCAACAGTTAACGCAGGCACAAGCAAGTGCATTGCAAGCTAATTTAGAGCGAAATCTACAATTAGCAGCAATCGAGGAAGGATTGCCTGTTGGTGTACTACCTTATGTGATGAAATTGGCTGATACATCAACTCTCACACTTGAATCGAAACCAGAAGATTTCAAAGCTATTGTCGCAAAAGTTTTGGAAGACGTTCCTGCACTGAAGCCAAATAAAGAAGAATCAACTGGGTTTCAACAAATCGGATCTACCGGCAAAACACAACAAACTAACCAAACTGATGCCATTGCTGCAGCGTTTGGTCTTTAAGAAAAAGGAGAATTAAATTATGACAGTTTATAACTACGCAGAACAATTCGAACAAGCTTTGCATCAAAAATATGCAAAAGAACTTGCGTCTGTAGATTTGTTTAACTCAAATCCGCAAGTGAAATTTATCAACGCTCAAACAATCAAGTTGCCGAACATCACAGTATCTGGTTACAAAGACCACAATCGTCAAACTATCGGTTTTAATTCTGGAACAATTTCAAACGATTGGGAACCAAAGAAACTCGAACATGACCGTGACATCGAATTTGCAATCGATCCTATGGATGTTGATGAAACAAACCTTGTCGTCTCTATTGCCAATGTTCAAAACACTCTGGAAACTGAACAAGGTATTCCTGAAAAAGATTGCTACGTGTTCTCAAAACTCTACACAGAAGCTGGAAAGTATGCAGCTAACGGTGCTACTATCGACACTACAACATTGACTGCAGAAAATATCTTGCAAAAATTTGATGACGCCATGGAAAAGATGGACGAAGCAGGCGTCCCATCTGAAGGTCGCATTTTGTACGTCACTCCAGCTGTCAACAAGCTCTTCAAACAGGCTAAAGACATCCAACGTGTGCTAGGAGTGAATGGTTCAAATGGCGACGTCAAACGCTCTATCTATAGCCTTGATGACGTTAAAATCAAACAAGTGCAATCAGCTCGCATGAAATCACAATACAACTTTACAAATGGCTGTGTCGCAACAGATGAAGCGAAACAAATGAACTTCATATTAATCCACCCATCTTGTGAAGTTGCTCGTGAAAAATACTCTTACATCAAAGTATTTACACCAGGTCATGACTCACGTACAGCTGACAACTATTTGCTCCAATCTCGCTTCTACATGGATGCATTCTTGATCAAGAACAAAGCAGCTGGTATCTTTATCAACGCGACAGCGTAAGAAAGGATGGTGTAGCATATGGTATTAAAAGCAATTAAAGGCGCTCGCGTCTATGATATCGATGAGTCAGCGATCAATGATTTTGTTGGTCGTGGCTTTGAAATCTACGAAGATGGTGAATTAAAATATGGTGAATCTGTCGACAAGGTTTCAAAAGAGGAGTACGAAAAAGTTTTAGCTGACTTGAAAGATGCTAAGGATGAAATCAAGAAGCTCAAAGGAGCTAAGGAGTAACAGTCATGTATGCTAGTCCAGATTATTACAAAAAGACGTTTGTTGGTGTGATTTCTGCTGAGTCAGAAGTTCTGGCTAGCAAACTTAAATCAGCTTCTGACAAGATTGATATACTTACGTTCAACCGAATCCGTGGCATTGGATTCGACAATCTGACGCCATTTCAGCAGGAAGTTATCCGAAAGGCTTGTTGTCAGATTATTGACTTTGAAGAGGTTAATGCTGATTTGATAGCTACTACAGTTTCAAACTACAGTATTAATGGTGTGTCAATGCAATTAGGATCAAATTGGAACATTGCCACCGAACAAGGTATTGTTATTTATCGCAAAACCTATGAACTTTTGAAGCAAACAGGATTGACGAGGAGGGTTATTTGATGAAATTTCCACAACTTGTCTTACCTCAATTTTGTCAGACGCCAATCACAGTCACAGTCAACCAAGAGGGAGTTTCTGAAGATGGCGAACCTTTGGAGGCGTTTAGAGAAAATCTAAAATGCAATTATCAGGACGGTGCCAAAACAGTCCTAACCGAACAGAAGAAGCTGGTCCAAATTACTGGGTCAGCTTATTTCGTTGGTGATATTGCACCGTATTTGCCTACATTGAGCGGTGGGACTGCAATTGTATTTGGTATTGTCAGGAGGATTGTGGATAGCCGGAAAGCTAGAAATCCAGATGGGACTGTCAACTATACCTACATCGGATTGGAGTGATGCTATGTTTGTGAATTTTACAGTAAAGCTAGATTTTGGCACTATCCGCAAACTGGAAAGGGCTCAAATCATAGCACTGGAACAGACTGCTGAATACCTGCATACGGAAGTTGTGCAGGCGCAGGTAGTGCCTTTTGATAAAGGTGTGTTGCAAGGCGAAGCAATGGCTCCAGACTACTCACGTTCATCCCAAGGTGTAGTAAGCCTGGTACATTCCACTCCTTACGCAAGACGATTGTACTTTCATCCTGAATATCAATTCCAGACGAAAGAAAATCCTCATGCAAAAGGAAAGTGGTTTGAGGATTGGGCTGATGGTGGCAAGAAGTCACACAAAATAAAACAAGCCTACGGGCGACTTTACAAACAAATCACGGGGGTTTAAGCATGATTACATTAGCTGAAGTCCGTGACTGGATTAAAACATTTAATGCAGCTAACAACTACTACATTGGCAAGATCGATAATAAGCAAGAAAATAGTATAGGCATTTACCAACGAAAGACAATCGATGGTCCTCGGGTAGCAATCGGAGGCAGATCACTGACAAGCTATGATGTCAAATCAATCAGCATCTTAATTCACTGGAACAAGAATGCGAATGAGACTGAGAAGCGTGCTCAGTACCTCTACAATCGTCTATTTGAGGCTGAATCGGTTGTTATCGGTGGAACACCTATTAAGATGATTGCCTTATTACAGAACGAGCCTGTGGACGTAGGAACAGATGATAATAACGTGTATGAGCGTGTTATCGAGCTTGATTTATATTACGAAAGAGAGGGCAACTAATGGCTCAGAAAACTGGGGTATTCCCCGTATATGAAAACCAGTTCCAAGTAAATAAAGGAACTGCAGGAGTTGAATCACTTGTTGATATTGCAGACATGGAATCATTCTCAGTATCATTTGACAATGGTGTTGAAGAATGGAAACCATTTGACCAAAAAGGTTGGACACGTCGTTTGATGACTGCGAAGTCAGTTACAATTTCTGTTTCTGGTAAACGAAACGTAGGTGATGCCGGTAACGACTACATCGCAGGTCTTGCGTTTAAAAATGGTCGCGATTCTGAAGCGGACTTCCAATGGACTTTCCCAGATGGAACTAAAATCAAATTTAAAGACGCGGTTATCAATCTTAAGGACTTTATTTCAGGGGATTCAACTGGTGTTGCACCATTGTCATTTGATGTCATGTCAAATGGTAAACCGGAAGTGGTGCCAGCAGGTTAATTTAGAGGGTTTCGACCCTCTTTTTATTTTAAGGAGGAAATATGGCTGAAGCTGAAGAAACCAACGCAATAGCAACCATGGCTTTTATTGATATCGATACAGGTATCGAATACAAGGCTGGAGATACCGTTGATTTAAGCGGTAAATCCAAAGAGCGAATCGAAGCTATGGCAACCAAAGAAAATCGAACTGGTCAAGTACTGATCAATATTTTATCTGAAGAAAAGGAAATTGAATAATGTCAAAAGTAATTGATATCACAGAAAAACTTAATTTTGAAGAAAATCCAAAATTGAAAATTAAAGATGCTGAAATTGAAGTCAATACAGATGCAACAACTGTACTGACTCTGATGCAGACTATCGGTGATGAAGAAGGAACTCCATCTGCCAAAAAAATGATGGAAATGTTTGAGCTAATCTTCCCTGAAAATAGTCGAAAAACACTTGATGAAATGCGTTTGAATTTTGCTGATTTAACTACAGTTATTGAAGCGGCGATGACATTGGTCATGGGAGAAGAAGAAGTGGGAGAACAGTGAGCCATACTATGACCTATTTGAGGATTTTGATTTAATCGTCAGTTCTCTCAGGACACAGTATGGCTTATCTGTATACTCTAATGAATTTAAGAATATGAAGTGGAAAGAGTTCAAGGCTCTCTTAGCTGGTTTGTCCGGAGAAACCCCGCTTGGTCGAATCGTCCAAATTCGAAGCGAAGATGACCCTAAAATGCTAGAGGTATTTTCAGAAGGACAGCACCGTATTCGCAACGAATGGAGATTGAAACTTGCCAAAGAGAAAACAGAACAAGATTTGACTAAAGTTCTTGAAGAATTAAAACAAGCCTTTATTGAGATGGCTAAGTAGGAGGTGATAGCTATTGGCACAGACAGTTGGCCAGATTGGTCTTGACCTTGTCGTCAACGACAAACAATTTAAAGGGCAGATGAGTGGCTTGCAAGGGATGGCAACGAAAGCTGCCAAGATGCTTGCAGGAGCATTTGCAATCAAGAAACTTGTTGATTTTGGAGCTCAAGCTATCAAGCTTGGCTCAGATCTCAACGAAGTACAAAACGTTGTTGACGTTGCTTTCCCACGTATGAGCAAGCAAGTTGATGACTTTGCAAAACAAGCTATGTATACCTCTGGGTTATCAGAGACTATGGCAAAGCGATACACCGGTACATTCGGTGCGATGACTAAAGCTTTTGGTTTTAACGAACAAAAAGCTTACGAGATGTCGACAGCCTTAACTAGTTTAGCGGGCGATGTAGCATCTTTTTATAATATTAGTCAAGATGAAGCCTACACAAAGCTGAAATCAGTCTTTACTGGTGAAACAGAGACACTTAAAGATCTAGGTGTGGTCATGACTCAATCAGCACTTGATGCCTATGCAATGGCTAACGGATTTGGAAAGACGACACAAGAAATGTCTGAGGCTGAAAAAGTTGCTTTGCGGTTCGCATTTGTAACAGACAAGCTTTCACTGGCTAGTGGCGACTTCGCTAGGACATCTGATAGTTGGGCTAACCAAGTTAGAATTATGAAGCTACAGTTCGAAAGCTTTATGGCAAGCGTCGGAGTTGGCTTGATTAACATTTTTACCCCAGTTATCAAAGTCATTAACTTTTTGCTCAGCAAATTGCTGACAGTAGGTAATGCTTTTAAAGCATTGACAGAACTATTTACTGGCAAGAAGTCTATGAAAGGCTCCGGTATTCAAGAAACTGCTGATGCAGTTGGTAATTTAGGAGAGGCTTCTGATGGTGCAGCAGGAGGAGCTGGCAACTTAGGAAAGGCCGCCAAAGGAGCCGGGAAGGCTGCGGATGGAGCTGGTAAAGCAGCTAAGAAAGCTGCCCAAGAAATGAAATCTCTCATGGGATTTGACCAAGTCAATAAACTATCTGACTCATCCGATAGCGGAGATGGTGGTGGAGATTCCGGAGGCAGTCCTGGTGGTTCAGGCGGCGGAGGTAGTGGAACACCTAAAGGCGCTGAAGTCGATATGGGGAAAATTGCTGAAGGTGGGAATCAATTAGACGGTCTATTTGATAGATTATTTAAACGATTGCTTGAACTCGTCAAATTGTTCCAGAATGGTTTCAGCGCTTCATTTAGATTCGATGGTGTTGAACGCCTTCAGAGTGCTTTAAAACGAATTGGCGAAGTACTTCAAGAGATTTTTACAGATCCAAAAGTTGTTGCTTCTTTTCAAACTATGCTTGATAAGATAGCTTATGCTCTAGGGCAGTTTACTGGCTCGATAGGGACTGTTGCTCTTGGGATAGGAGTCTTTATAGCCGAAAGTATAGCTAATGGCTTAGAACGCCAAAAAGAGCATATTAAAGGCGCTTTAGTATCCCTATTTACGAATATAGGTGGCATTGCAGAATCAGCTGGAAATATCGTCCAGATTTTATCAAATGCATTCTATGATGTCATCACATCGTCTGGAGCAGTAAGAATTGGCAGTGCGATTGTATCTGCAATTTTAAGTATCGGTTCAACGATTATTGATGTCGGTAGTAGCTTAGGTCGGGACCTTATGAAGGGATTAGAGATAATCGTTTCGGATAATGCCCCTGGATTAGTTAAGTTTTTAGCTGGTGCATTAGAGAAGTTAGCACCATTGTTTGAAACAATTGCAAAAGCTGTTGATGAATTAGGGAATATAATTAAGCGTAACTATGACAATGTTGTTAGTCCGTTTATTATTGGTTTTTCTAAAGGATTATCTAAGCTAATCGGACCTATCACTGCATTTGCTACGGTATGGAAAACAATAGAATTCGCTTCAATGATAGAACAAGCCGGTGGACTTCCGGCTGTTTTTGCTAATGTTAAGACTGCATTCGATAATGTTGGAACAGCAATTCATGCCGTAACAATTGCTAAAGTAAAAGATATTGCAGAAACTGCCATCCTAAACGCAATGTATGCAAAGGATTTTGTGGTTAATACAGCAACATTGATTGCCGAAAAAGGTCGAGAGGTGATTGCTTGGGGATTGAGTACTGCGGCTAAAGTTGCTGATACTTCAGCTAGTTTTGCAGCAACCGCAGGAGCAACAGCATTGAGCGCTGCGACGTGGGCACTCAATGCAGCAATGGCAGTATTGACAAGCCCAATAACCCTAGTCGTTGGAGCAGTGATTGCCTTAGTTAGTGTTGGAGTACTACTCTATCAAAACTGGGATATTATCAAAGTAAAATGTATTGAGATCTGGGGTGCTGTCCAAGAATGGTTTAATCAGGTTTGCACTAATATTGCGAACTTTTTTAGTAATTTGTGGACAAAGACCAAAGAAGTGTTTGCCCCTGTTTCTCAATGGTTCAAAGATAAGTTTAAACAAGCCTGGGATGCCATTGTTGCTATCTTTACTGGTATTGGTTCTTGGTTTTCTCAACGCTACAATGAGTTAAAAAGCAATCTTGCTTCTATTCCTGATTGGTTCAAAGACAAATTCCGCAATGCGTGGACAGGTTTAACAGGTATCTTCAATCCTATTGCAAGTTGGTTTGCAGGGAAGTGGAGTAACATCCAATCGGCTCTTGCTAGTATACCAGGGTGGTTTTCTTCAAAATTCCACGAAGCATATAACAATGTCAAGAATGCATTTTCGGGCATTATCGGGTTCTTTAGCGGACTTTGGGGGCAAATACGTTCAACGTTTACTCACGTTGGAACCATGGTTGGAAGCGCCATTGGTGGTGCTGTACGTAGCGTTATTAACGGGGTACTAGGGACGGTGGAAAGCACAATTAATAGTGGTATCGGATTGCTTAATAGTGCTGTTGGCGTAATCAATAAATTACCTGGTGTAAGTATCGGTGGCTTCAGTTACATTGGACTACCTCGACTTGCTCAAGGTGGCTTTGTTAAGGCCAATACACCACAAATTGCCATGATTGGTGATAACAAGCATTACGGTGAGATTGTTGCTCCGGAAAATAAAATGCTTGAAATGGCACGTCGTGCAGCGGAATTGTCAAATAATGGCGGTGGGCCAGAAGTTCTAGCCTTACTGACACAGTTGTTGCAAGCGGTTCGTGCTCTTGATTTGACAATTGATGGTGATAAAATCACCAAGAAGATTGTAGATAAAATCAACGAAATTGCAATTAAAACAGGGGAATCCCCCCTCGTGATTTAGGAGGTATGCATGAGTGAAATATCAGTAGGTGGAGTAGCTCTTGCTTCTCCAGTTGAAATCAGCATCAATAATGAGATTATCTGGTCATCTTCCACAGGTCGTAGTGCTAGTGGATTGATGACGGGTGACGTCATTGCAGAAAAACGTACATTCTCCATCAAATGGGGAATTATCACAGAAGCAGAAAGAAATCTTATCAAGTCTAAATTGGTAGCTGGATTTTTTACTGCAAACATTTTAGGACAGTCTATCACTGGTTACCGCGGAACTATCACAGAGACAGTAATGGGGCGTCTGAGCGACGGTGTGACCTATTACAACGGCTTATCTGTATCTATTATCGAGCAGTAGGAGGAATTATGCTAGAAGTAACATCAGATTATATCAAAGCAATAGAGAATCATCTGCGCGTGTTTGAGGCTAACTTTGACTTAAATGGTAAGAGATACACAAAAACCAAAATTGCATCAGCTACTTACGACAGTTCCATCGGTAATAGTAATGATTTTACAATTGGTGGTGGGTACATCAATAGTCTAGAAATTGAAATTAAAGAGATTATTGAAGATCTGCAAGAAATGATGCCGGCAACAATGTCAGTAGCTATTGCGGGTAAAACCGTCCCACTTGGCAAGTTTTTTGTCACCGAGGTCAAGCTAAATCGTAATGATAAAAAGACAAAAATTAAGTTACAGGATGAGTTTGTTAGATTGTCTGGTGCTTATGATAGTCAGCTTACTTATCCAGCTTATACAAGGGATATTTTAGCTGAAATCGTGAGGCTGACAGGTATTACGACAGATACTAATATCCAATTAGTAAATGATCAAGTTGCGAAGAAACTAGAAAAAACAAGTTATCGTGAGGCCTTAGTTTACTTGGCGCAATTATCAGGAAGCTTTGTTAGATTTAATCGTAATGGGAAGCTTGATTTTATCAAGCTAAAGACAATATCAAGACATATCACAAAAGATATGTATAAGCCTGGAGGATTAGAACGTGATGAGATACCTTACAGGTTGAAAGGTATTGAGTGTAAGTCTGCTGATAAGGTTGTGTATAAATCAGGATTGTCCACAGGTAATATCATGAAGTTAAAAAATCCATGGGTTACACAAGAAATTCTGGATCGCATCTTCAACGAATACCGTGATTTTAATTTTTATCCATATACGCTCTCATGGCGAGGCGATATGGCTATGGAAGCTGGTGACTGGGTTAAAGTACACTGGGATGAAAATATCTATTTTAACATTCCAATGCTATCCTACAAACTTTCGTTTGATGGTGGTTTATCTGCCCATAGTAGCGGAAATGCTGCTGGAGTTGCACAAGGTACTTATAAATATAAGGGATCCATGCAACGTCAAATAGAGTATTTAGACGAACTGATCACTAAACAAGGTAGCATGTATCTTGATACATCAAGCCCTACCAAACCAAAAAATGGAGATATATGGTTTAAACCTAACGGTGGCTATGTTGAAATGTGGGAACGTGTAGAAGGTTCATGGGTTAAAAAGGCAGACAGCGCTAATGTCGGAGAAATTGTCAATACGATAACCACGGATGAATTGCTCGCAAAAAAAGTCTCCGCAGCAATTGGTAATTACATTACGTTAAATGCCAAAAAAATAACTGCTGGAGATCTAGATTTAGCACGTTTGCGAATCATGAATGGTTTGCAAGAGATTGTTTCCGTCCGTGACGGCAAAGTTGTGATGAACATTGATAAGCTCACTATCAATGCTCAAGATGTAGCGACGAAAGAAGATCTAAAAAAAATTGAACTGACTCCTGGACCTCAAGGGGAACGTGGTCAACAGGGGGTGCCTGGTATCCAAGGTTTGCAAGGACCGAAAGGCGACCAAGGTATCCCAGGGAAAACTGGAGCTGATGGACGCACTTCATACTTGCATAGAGCCTGGGCTAACTCTGCAGATGGACGTGATGGATTTAGCACCTCTGACAGTAGCAACAAGCGCTATATAGGTACTCTGACAGACTTTACCGCAGCTCACAGTCAAGATCCTACACAATACAAAT